AAGTATAGGTAGTCAGTGTCTAGGAAGTACATCCTACTTAGACCGTCCTTTTCTACGTCTTTGGAAGGAATGATTGGAACACCGTTGTAGGTTGCTACGATGAAACCTGCTTCGATACCCGGTACACCCTTAACACCGTTGTAGGTAGGTGTAACTCTCTTCTCTTCCATGAATCTTTGCTGAGCCTGTAGCAATTGCTGAAGTCTCATTAGAGTGTCATATCCAGTTAGGATAACCTTAGGGTTACCACCAAGTTCCCACATTCGCTGGAACACATCATCTAGTTGGTCTAGTGACATAGTACGACGGTTGCCGGATGCTCTGTCACTACCACAGTTTACAACAGCGTTAGCCCAAGAGTTTGCACTTCGGTCAATGCTGTAGATGTCAAGGTCAGTAGCGCCACAGTGGTCTGTTCCTGCTGAAGCACCAGTTTACATAGATGTTAGTCCACCGGATGCACCACCGTCGTTTGCGGTGATTCTGTCTAGTGATTCAAAGTTGTTACCTGCAACAGTCTCAGAGTCTGTTAGAAGCATCTTGTTAACCATTTCAGCGTGGTGCTTACCCATTTCTTCTTTGAGAACTGAGCGCATGTCGCCTAGTCCATCGTCCTTGTCAGCAAGGAAGACAGCAACTTCGCTTACATCGAATGAGTGAGCGATGGTCTTTGGCTTTGCTGCAACGTGCTGGAATACAGGCTTAACAGTTTCAGGCAATGTGCCGTTTTCTGCAATTCCACCGTGTACTACACCGCTGTTAGGTTTCTCAGTGATAACTCTCCATCCGCTGCGGTCCCATGGGCGCTTTGGAAGGATTGAGAATGCGTTAAATTCTTGGTTCAACTGTGACCATACTTTGCGACCATAGATTGCTTGGTATGTTCCCGCTGTGGTAGACAGCATAGGGCTGTCTGCTTTGAGTAATTCGCTACCGGAGTAGGAGTAACCCATTGAGTTACCTGCTCCGTAGTAATACCTTTCCATGTCAGTGACTGTTCTTACGTAATTTCGTGCCATATTTCTTCATCTCCTATTTTGCTTCATTGTTTGAGTTTCACTCGTCTCGGAATAATCCTCCAGCGAGTTGGTGAACTTCATCCCATGACATATTACCGAGGTCAGCCGTGGATGGGACCTCTATAGCAGGGGATGCGGATTTTGCGATTGTTGTGGACTCTGCTGAGCCAATGTTGTCAATTCTATCGTTAAGTGAATCTAAAGCCTTCATTACTTCATCAAGAGGCCCACGAGCATCAAATGCTTGTGCTTGTGCTTTTGAAATTTCTTCAGTTCTCTCATGAGCGTAGCGTGACTCAAAGTTGACTTCCATACCTTTGCGAAGTTCTTCTTCTTGCTTTGCTGCCTTGAAGACTTCGTATGCGTATTCTAGTGATGCTGGGTCTACAGATGTTACAAAGTCACTTTTGTTGACTTCTCCACCACCGCTGCCTAGTCCAGCACGCTGGATAGCGTTAGTAGATGGTGAACCACCTTCTTGTGCACGGCCCTTTACTTGACCTGCAAAGTAATCTGCACCGTCTCCAATAGATTCAGGTGTGGAACCAAGGTTTGCCTTAGAGATACCATCAAAGTGCTGTCTTGCACCATCTGTGTCTACACCAGCGGATTTCAAAGTGTTCTCCATCCAGTCTAGGTACTCAGCAGATATAACGTCAGAGTATTCAGATTTTTTCTTCTCATCTTTCTCATCTTTCTCATCATCGTCAGCCTTGTATGCTTTCTCAGGCATCTCTTCGTCTTTCTTTTCTTCTTTCTTGTCGCCTTTCTTGTTTTTCATGTGTTCTTTGAGTCCGGGTGGCATTTCACCTTTCTCCATAGAGTCCAATCTTCCTTCTAGGCGCTCAAGAACGCTGTTCATTTGCTCCATAACATCGTCGCTCATTTTAGTCATCTCCATTTTTTTGTCTTCTTTTAGGATTTTAAATGTTGCTTCAGGGTTTATTCCTTTTTCGCAGATAGTGATTTCGTGAAGTTCTAGTTTACTGATTTCTTGATAATTGCCGTGACTATTATCATGTTTCCGAACTCGCTTGAATGCTTGTCCTCCGATGCTGAATCCCGCTAAATTCCCCTTTCTGACCTCTGCTGCCACTTCTCGTGCCTTTTCGATGTCATTCCTAAGTTGAACTACGACGAACATTCCTGCATCGTCAACTTCGCTTTTCCATAACCTCCCTTCACTATCTGTGTATTGTGGAATGACTTCTCCTACCTGAATGTTAGAGTGCGCTAGTTGCACATTTCTATACTTCGGGTCTGCCATATATTTCTTGAAAGCATCTTTCAAGGCTGGCCGAGTAATCAAATCCCCCTGCTTGTCAACCAGTTCAACACTAGCATATCCTGCGACCACAAGGTCGTTGCTCCCTTTGAGCAGGGAGATGCTGTCTTGTCGAGTTCTGAGCAACACACTAACCCCTCCTTGTCTGCTCTTGGTATATTAATAAAGCGGCATTACTCATTTTCCGATTCTGCTTCATAAACGTCAGACTCCTCTTTATTTTTGCGTTTTAATCGCTTGTTACGAACGGCTGGGTATTCTTCCTCCGGGTCTTCCGTTGGACGCTCCAACATATCCCAATCAGGTAATGATTGTTCACTGTTCAATGATGTTGGTCCTCTAGGAGACTCAGTGCCGTCCCCAACATCTATACCAAATCCTTGAGCACTAGTTCTACCTGACATCTTTTCCTTTGCTAGTTTATCTACTAAGTCAGCAATACGAGCCAGTGTCTTTACCATTTGATTTGGTTTTAGAATGTTCATTTCATCATCTTCATCTATGATACCAGCAGATTCTTTTTCAGATTCTTTACGATGCTCAGGGTCTGCCATGCTTCTAGCATTATTTTCTACATCAGGTTTTACACCCTTAATCATCAAAGATGCTGCTTGATTCCATAGAGGGCGTAGGCTTTCAGCCAATAGTATAGGATATTCATTCTTCTGTAATTCAGCCAATGTAGAATAAGGGGAATGAGCCCACATACCATGAGAGTTTCGCTCCATCTTGTAAACTACATCGTCTACTTCAGGGAATGATAGAGTAAGTTTATTGTGACTGACATCTAGTGAAAACTGGATTGGTAGCACTGGATGTGATTTTGTGAGTAACGAAAGCGTTTCAAGTGAGGCTGGTGCATCTTCTGCTTCTGATACTATCCTAGAGGTAGCAACATCGTAGAGTGTTTTACCATTCTTATTCCTAGATTTCACACCTGATACTTTAACGTTAACGAAGTCTCCTTCTTCAAACGGTTTAGGACTCTTTACAGTACCTACGTCAAGATAAGATTGTCCTTCGTATTCTACTCCTCTATTCCCAAAGCCTTCTGCATCTAAAGGCCCAGCCCCTAAACGATATGTGAACGGACCTTTACCTCTAACATCAAGGATGATGAGAGTCACTTGTTTATCAGGTCTTAGTAAGAACCACTTAGGATGTCTTCTTTCACCACGCATGTATGTAGATGTAGCGTCACGAAGAAGCATTCTCTCTCCTGACTCTTTCAAACTCTCAACAACTCCATTCAAGCCCTCAGTGTCTGTTAGGCGTAAATTATGAGGGCCCGGCACCATGATATGCTCATGACTGTCGAATTGTCCTCTCAATACTTTCAGTCTCTCTCTAACAATCATGTCGGCGATATTAGAGTCATCATACTCAATTATGTCTACGATGTGAATTTCATCATCACTCTTAGCCGCATCTAACATCCAGTTTTTATCATTCAAAGCCCTGAATTGTTTTCTATCTTCAGGTGATAAAGCAACATCACCGTTCTTATCATATGCTGTGATTCTACTACCCTTTTTACGAACTATGAATCTCTCAGAGGCAGGGAGAATAGAAACTACCCATTCTCCACTAAAGCCCCGTAGTGCTTCAAAGTCTTTGATTGAAAAAATGCGGTGCATTGGGAGAATTGGTAAGGGCTTACCATCTTCACTTTTTAGTAAAACATCGGGGTCCATCAAAGCCATTAATGACTTACCTATATCCTCAGGGTCGTCACTTTCAGCCTTACCCCCCAATAAGATATTTGGTTGTTGAGACAAAGGCCCTCTTTGGAACTCACCGGGTAAAGCCATAACTTGTTGAACTAGTTCTTCACCATGTATATCATTTAATGACTCTTCACTAATTGAATGTAAAACTTGCTGACTTGCTCCATTAGTCCCAGCAACAAACTCATTACCATTCCATTCTATACCAACTGTAGGGGACATAGGATAGCCCATTTCCATACGTCCTGATGTGAAGTAATCTCCAACTGCTGCCCCTTTCAAAGAAGTAGCAGGGTGTATTTCTCTACCACCCGCTCTGTTTAGTTTAGTAACATCATTCATGCTATCATCTATCGTAGCGTTAGCAATTAACTCTCTATCAACTAGATTAGGGTCTACTGCAATTACATTGTGAATTAGACTCTTGACTTTACTCTTATTGTGACTTTTATCCGCTACATCACCCATATCGTAATATGTTAAGCCATATTTTTCTGCCTCATTAGCATAAGGACCACTCATAAGTCTAGGAATAACACCTAATTTACCGAGATAATTGGTTTTGAACCATTCATTCAAACCTTTAGTTTCTTTACCACTTTCAGATGTTCTACCAGTAGATGCTTTCTCTCTAGCCATCTGTTTGTAACGCTGAACCACTGGTTCGTTATCATAAGCCTCTTCAAAAGTAGTCATGTGATTACTGTGGAGTTCGTGCTCTAATGAAATATCTTGACCTCTAGGGTGAAAACCCATACCAGTGCTAAGTAATGACCCATGCGTTAGAGCACGTAGACCTCCCTCTTCAGGTGCACTGTCTATGATTTTCTGAGCGAGTTCTTTGTGTTGCTCATATAATTCATCATCTTCATCGTGGTCAAAACCAAGAGCGGTCATAACTTCTTCAACACTCATATCTCTAGTAATATCAACACCATTTTGTATAGCGCTTATCATCATATTACGATGAGGAACTATTGTATCTCCTACTATTTGGGATGCAGTAGCACTAGCAGAAGGCATTTTTTCTGTGTCTATCCCCGGTCCATGTGTTGTAAGACCATGAACATCATGTGGGACTAACATCAACATTCTATTTGCATCATAGAAAAGACGTGATGTGTTAGAAAGGAATTTTAGTTTGTTGGTAGGGTCAAACGCCTCAGGGTCTGCTTTCTCCATAATCGGCTTTAGAGTCATAGCCATTTGAGTAATTGCTGCTAAATCGGCTTCTCCCTTAATGTCGAACTGGTCATGACCTAGAGTAAATCCGCTACCTGAAGCCATAGTAGTCCCACCGACCTCCTCAAGATTATGTAAGTTAGACCTAGCCGCCATTAGTTCTTCCATTAAACCTTCAGGCATTTC